GCGAGCGCAAATGAGAATGAAGTTCGCCGCTTCATCGATGCCTCAACCGATCTTGCTGAAACTTATGTTGGGCAAGTATTAGGTCGCAGAACTTTCACAAATGAACTTTATGATGGCGGCACTGAATTCATCCGCATTCGCAATCCAAAGGCAATCAGCATCACTTCAGTGACTGAAAATGGATTGGCAATCTCAGCCTCAAACTATGTTCTCGATTACACAGGGCAGCGCCTCTATCGCATCGGCTCTGGAACTCTTTATGCAACCAACTCTTATGGCTACTGGACACAAGGCATGAACAATGTTTCCATCACTTATGTTGCAGGGTATGTGAATCCACCGATGAGCGCCAAGCAAGGTGTCTTGGAAATCATTCGTCATCTTTGGCAGACTCAGCGTGGCGCAATCAATGTCATGAGCAGAACTCAATCTGGTGATGAACTTTATTCAACCCCAACTTATTCTTTGCCTCGCCGAGCAATGGAACTCTTGGATCCAACTTCCTTCCCAGGATTGGCATAATTCATGGCAACCTCAACAATGCCAGCATTCACAACTGCTGTGGTTGCTGCTCTTCAGGGAGCAGGATCCCTTTCAGGTGTTCGAGTGTTCGATGGCATCGAAATTGACATGAGTTATCCAGGCGATGCAATCGCCATTGGTCATGATGGAAATCTTGATGGAGATGAAGTTGCAGCCTCATCAATCCGCCAGGAATACCGACCACTCGGAGCAATCAGCAAGTTTGAACATGGCATACTCAGCTGCTTCCTTTGGTCAGCCAATGGAACATCTGACATCTCTGCTCGCAGAACTCGCGCCTTCGCTCTTCTTGGAAGCGTTGAATCAGTAATCAGAGCAGATGTTTCCTTTACTGGACTTGTTCAATTTTCAGCAATGGAAAATGCGGAAATTCGTTATCGTCAGACAACCAACGGCGTTGGTGTCGGGATCCTCTTTACAATTACCTATCAGTCCAGAATCTAGGGAGAAAACATGGCAACAATCACAAACATCTCGCCACTTGGCGATCTGATCATTCCAGCCCTCAACAATCTTGTTGTGAAGGCTGGCGAGAGTGCTGAAGTCTCTGAAGAGGCAGCAGCATCTCTCTTGGAACAAACAGACAATTGGACATCCGCCAAGGGTGCAAAAGTTGTTGTTGCTCCAGTAAGTTCAACCCCACCAACCTCACCAGCAGATTCAATCCCTGCTGCCAGTAACTAGGAGAACACATGGCAATCGGCTCAGGTATTGGTTCGCAATTAGGGATTGCAGCCGAAACAACATTCAACACACCAGTCACAGTNACTCGCTTNTATGAATTCACATCAGAGAACCTCAANTACAACAAGAAGGTTGCAGTTGGAATGGGTCTTCGTGCTGGTGGACAACTTCCACGCTCTCAGCGCCGCGTTGTGACCACAACTGATGTCACTGGTGACATCGTTCTTGACCTTCCAACTCGTGGGCTTGGATTACTGCTTGCACAAGCAATGGGAACATCGCCTTCAGTAGTTACAACAACAACTGGCGTTTATTCTTACACATTCACCCTTGGAGACACTTATGGTCGATCCTTCTCTGCTCAAGTAGGCGTTCCTCAATACGGCGGAACAGTTACTCCAAAGTCAATCGCTGGAGCAAAGATTCAAGGCTTCGAATTAGGCGTTGCAGTTGGCGGAATCGCAACTGGCAAGTTCACAGTTGATGCTGCTTCATTGACAACTTCAACTTCACTTGCAACAGCTTCTTATTCAGCAACAACCAACTTGTTCCACTTCGCTCAAGGTGCAATCACTGTTGCTGGCTCATCAGTTGCCAACATCAAGGATTTCACACTAACAGTTGGAAACACGCTCAAGGGAGATCGCTACAATCTTGGATCTGCTGGAATCAAGGCAGAACAAGTCATCAACGGCTTCCGCAAGATTTCAGGAAAGATGACAGCAGAGTTCACAGATACAACACTACTTGCTGCTTATCTTGCTGATACAACCACAGCAATTGTTCTCACATTCACTGGTGCAGTGATTGCAAATGGTCAATCAGAGAAGTTGGTTATCACAATCCCAGCAGCGAAATTCAATTCAGACACACCAAATGTTCCTGGACCAGGTGTCATCGATCTTGCAATGACTTTCGAAGGTTATGATGACGGCACAAACCAACCACTCACAATCGTTTATCAGACAGCAGATACCGCTCTCTAATCTAAGAACAGGGGAAAACAATGTCACAAAAAGTTGAACTCGCAAATGGCGGCTGGGCAATCCTTCGGGATCCAGCCGCAGTTTCAGTCAAGTTGCGCCGACCAGTTGAAAAGGCTCTCATGGCTATTGGTCGAGGACAAGCAAAGGCGGCTCTGAATCAAGATCCTGCCGATGTTGCAACAAGTATGAATTCGGAAATTGTTGATCAATTTTATGAATTGAATGACTTGCTCATTGTTGCTCGCGTTGAATCTTGGTCATTCGAATTGCCAATCAGCATTGATTCATTGGGTGAACTTGTCCAGGAAGATTATGCNCTACTCCAAAAGATTTCAGCAGAAAATGTCACATCNATGGTTCCAAACTTTGGATTGAGCAATGATCCAACTTCCCCCACTCAGCCCTCAGACGCATAGGTCGAGCGCTTGAGGGAGGAACAGTTCGGGAACCTTTACCTGATCAACTGAAAATTTATCGGCTCTGCAAGATGCTTGCTTGCACTCCATCACAACTCGAAGAAGAGTCGGCGGCAACGCTAGACTGGCTCCTTGCCATTGATGAAGTTTTCATTGTTACAGAAAACAAGATGCGGAATGGAGATGCTTGATGCCAACAGCAATCTCAGCAGTCTGGCATGGAGTCAAAGAATTCAAGGCTGTCACTGAAGAGATAGAAGCTAGGGTGGACAAAGCAACCTTGGCTGCTCTTCGAGTCAATCAAAACAAATTGAAAACTGCTGTTCGCAAGAATCTTCGTGGCGCTCCTCGCTGGACACAAAAGGGAGCCAACAAAATCACTGGCAAGAACTACCAAGTGCCAGGAACAACTGGTCAACATAACTCTGCAAGATCTGGCGCTCCAGGAAAGATGACTGGCGTTCTTTACGCTGGAGTCGGTGCTGCAAAGCCAAGACTTGTTGGAAATACTTGGACAGGTGGCGTGGGAATTGGTGCTTCTCCCAATAATGTGAAGAAGCGACCACTTGAAGGAAAGTTTCCTTACTTTCGACCAGCAGTTGAAGCAGTAGAACCAACAATGCTTGCAAATTATGAAAAGGGCTGGGCAGCCGCCGTTGATCGAATGGGAGGAATCATCTGATGTCAATGCTTCCACCAGTATTCGTTGAACTCAAGGCAAATGTCTCTGAATTTACCGCCGCGATGGGCGAAGCCAGAACCGAAATGTCTGCAACTGAAGCCAAGGGAATGTCATCATTCGACAAACTTGCTGGCTTTGGAAAGGCTGCACTCTTTGGCTTAGGCGCTGCCGCCGTTGGCGTTGGTGTTCTTGGTGTCGAGATGGCAGACAAATTCGAGGCATCTCATGCCAAATTGGAAACAGCGCTCAAGAATGCTGGAACAAGTTTTGAAAAATTTGCCGAGCCAATTAGCAAAGCACAAAAGCAAATGGAACAGTACGGATTCACCAACGCTCAAACTCAAGAAGCGCTGGGCAATCTGACCACTGCTCTCAAGGATCCACAAAAGGCTCTTGACGATCTTTCCCTTGCAGCAGATTTGGCAAAGTTCAAGCACATTGATTTGGCTACTGCCGCCACTGCTGTCGCTCGCGCTCAAGAGGGAAACCTTCGCGCACTGAAGCAACTTGGAATTGATCTTCCAATCGCTGGCGCTGGCGCAGCGAAACTTGAAGCAGCACACAACGCTCTTGGCAAAGCAACTGATGCCGCAAGCACTTTCCTGAAGGCTCACTCTGATGCAGTGGGCGTGAATAATCAATATCATGCCGCTTATGAAAAATTGCTTGGCAAAGTTTCCGATGCTCAACAAAAGGTGAACTCAGTCAGCGATGCTGGCAAGGAAATCATGAAGGGCTTATCCGATGCCATCGGTGGTCAGGCTGCTGCATCTGCTGAAACATTCGCTGGCAAAATGCAAGCACTCAAGGCTCAATCTGAAGATGTTGCGAAGAACATCGGCATGGCTTTGATTCCTATCCTTGAAAAATTGATGCTCGCAATCAAAGATGTTGTTGACTGGTTCACCAAGCACAAGGCAATCGCAGAAGCAGTTGGCATTGTGATTGGAACAGTTCTTGTTGCTGCAATCGGCGCTTATTTGGTAACACTTGCCAGGGGAGCGATTGAATCAACAATTGCCTTTGCCAAGATGATTGCTGGATGGATTGCCACTGGCGCTGCTGCTACTGCATCAGCTGCTGAAACAGTTGCTGCTGGAATAGCGGCAAATCTTGCAACAGGCGGAATGGTTCTTGCCATTGGCTTGGTTGTCACTGCAATTGTTTATCTTGCAACTCATTGGAAAGAAACTTGGGAAGCCATCAAAGATGTCATCAAGATTGCTTGGGATTGGATCAAAGAAAAGGTTGATTGGATCTGGAACCTTTTCACCACAGTTTCCCCACTCGGAATTGCTCTCAAATGGCTCGCTGATAACTGGAAAGAAATTTGGGAAGGCATCAAAACAGCCACTTCTGGGGCTTGGAATTTCATTGAAGGAATTATCAACACAATTGGCTCTGGAATCAGAGGCATGATTGGCTTGATCAAGGCTGAAATCAATGGCTTGATTTCATTGGTCAACATAGCAATTCGAGCCATCGATGCAATTAGCGTGGATCTTCCATTCGGAATGGGTCACATCGGATTCAACATTCCTCAAATTCCAATGCTTGCTGAAGGTGGAATTGTTACAAAGCCAACCCTTGCAATGATTGGTGAGGCTGGCAGTGAAGCAGTCATTCCACTCTCCAAGATGGGCAATATGGGCGGCGGAATCAATGTTGTCATTCATGTTCAGGGATCAGTTATCAAAGAACAAGACCTTGCAGTCACTGTTCGCGATGGCATTGCCCAGTTGATGAGGCGGCGCGGATTGAATCCATCAATTCTGGGGGTCTAACAAATGGCACTTCTTGACGGCACAAATGCCCCAACCATTCTTGTGGAATTTGACTTTGCTTGGCGAAATATCTTCACCATTGGAATTTCACAATTGAACAGTTCAACAGATGTTCTTGGAGGAACTGCTGGAGTCAATTGGCAATCAATCCCATCCACAGACATTCGCTCAATTTCAATTCGCCGAGGTCGCACTCGTGAAGATCAAACAAATCAACCAGGTCAATTGACTTTGGTGGTTGATAATCTGTTGGGAAATTACGATCCAGCCAACCCATCTTCAACTTATATTTGGAACAGTTATTCAGTCCTCACTCGTGGAATGAAAATCCGAGTTTCGGCAACTTATGGAGCGACCACCGAATATCTTTTCAATGGCTATCTTGAACAAGTCAATCCTGATCAAAGTCTTGATCCAATTGTGACCTTTACTGCCACAGATGCTTTGGCAATCTTTGGCGCAAATACCTTGGACACAATTTCAAGTTCTTATTCTGGCGATACCACATCGGCAAGAATCACAAGAGTCATCAATGTTCTTTCAGCAACTTACCCAGGAGGATTTCCTCTTTCATTGACTGGTTCTCGAACTATGCAGCCAACCACTTATGGCAACACAATTCTTGGTCTATGCGAAGAAGCTGCTGCCTGTGAGTTCGGAAGATTCCATATTGATCGCGCCGGAAATGTTGTTCTCATTCCTTACGAGAATCTCAAGACCACGACCCTTCGATATACGCTTTCAGATACTCGCGCAGCATCGACCATTGAATATGACAAAATCGTGACTGATCCTGGCGCAAGATACATGATCAACAAGGCAGTTCTGACTCAATACACTGGTTACACCCAGACATCAACAAATGCAATATCGGCAGCAAGATTTGGAACTTACACAAGAAATGTGAACACTCCATTGCTTGTTGATGGAGATGCGGCAACAATGGCGGGTTATTATGCCAACCGAACTGCTTATCCTCTCCTCCGAGTTGATCGGGTTGAATACGATGCTCTCGGACTTTCAACTCTTTGGTCAAGTGTCTTGCCAACCGATTTGGGAGATCGGGTGACAGTTATTCGAAACACTGTCGATGGTCGAACCTTGAATTTCGTGAACGCCATCGAATCAATATCTCATGACATTACGCCAGATTCATGGCGCATTGGCTTAGACTTATCACCAACTAACTTCTAAGGAGTCAGAAATGGCAGCAGGATTTCCAGCAAAAGGAACAGGCGGAACCCTTTTCGTCAATGGCAATGCTTTGCCAGCATCCGACCTCAATGATCTTGGTGGAACTCTCAACCTAATTGCACCAACTGCCAAGGGTGATCTATTCGTTGGATCGGCTGCTAACACTTACACAAAACTCAGCGTGGGAACCAACAATTATGTCTTGGTCGCAGATTCAACTCAGGCAACTGGAACCAAGTGGGCGCTGACTGGAAGCACTCTTGGAATCGCTGCAAAAGGTGATTTGGTTCTTGGAACTGGTTCTGGAACCACGACCAACTTGACCATTGGAGATGCCACGGTTGGCAAGATTCCACAAAATCTTCTTCCTGACTCAACTCAGAGTGCAGGATCAAGATGGGGCGATGACATGGCACTTCTGACAATCATGCAAGCAATCTAGGGAAAAGGAACAGACAATGGCAACAACACCAACAAACTTCTTTCGAGGGGCTGCAACAACCACCACAACAACAGTGCTGGGAACTGTTCCTGCCTCAACCACTTGGATTGTGACCAACATTGCAATTGTGAACACTGCTGCATCTGCTGCAACTTTTACCCTTGGAATGGGAACTGCTGGTGCAACCACTGCAATTGCGACAACTTCAACAGTTCCAGCGAACTCAACAATTTACATTGATCTCAAACAAGTGTTGGCTACGACTAACACAATCACTGGCGGCGCATCTGCTGTCACAGTTTCATTCCACATCTCTGGCATAGCCCTAGCGTAAGGAGTTAGATTATGGGTTCAACAACAGTTCCAACATCTGGCAGCGTAACTCAAAAAGTTCAAGAATTTCTTTCTACTGGAACATTCACAACTCCTTCAAATGTCACAACTGTTGAATTGTTTATGGTCGGCGGCGGTGGTGGCGGTAGTTGTGGTAAAAACGCTGCCTATACTGGCGGCAGTGGTGGTGGCGGTGGTGTTGTATGGAAAACGATCACTGTTGTTCCATCAACTGCTTACACAGTAACAATTGGCGCTAGTGGAACTGCTGGCAGTTCTGCTGGAGTTAGCGGAGGAAATGGGGGAGACACAACATTCGGCGCACTTGCTACTGCTTCAGGTGGTGGTGGTGGTGGCGCTGGCGGAGATGCTGGAACACCAGGCACTAATGGTCTAAATGGTGGTTCAGGCGGCGGCGCTGGCTCTGGTTCTAGCCCTGGAACTGGTGGCTCTGGTTCTCAAGGTGGTGCAGGCAGTCTTTATGCCGCAGGTGGCGCTGGTGGAAGTGCTTCTTTTTCTAGCTCAAATTCATTGAATATCCTTGGCGGCGTAGGAATAAATGGTTACGGCGGCGGCGGTTCTGGATTGGGGCAAGGTGGTATCGCTGGCGGTGGCAAGGGTGGCGCTATAAATGGAACTCCTGGAACTGCTGGAACTGCAAACACAGGCGGAGGTTCTGGTGGTTCTCTTGGCACAACAAACACAGGTTGCATCGGTGGCACTGGTTACGCTCGCGTTACTTATTGGTCATAAGGAGAAACAATGGAACATCTAACAGAATGCGCTCATGCGTTTATCAAAGATGGTGTTGTTCAAAACATATTCGTCTTTGATGAATCTGCTCATGGCAGTGATTTATTGGACAGAATCAAAACAGAACAAAATTGTGACACTGTTGTCTGCCTTTGCGATCATGGCTCAATTCCTGCTCGTTGGTCAACTTGGAATGAAAAAACATTCACACTACCGACCAATGAATATCTGATTTCAATTGGAATTCTTACTCCAATCCCTGCTCCAGATCCAACCCCTGCTTCATAATTTCAAACCCCTTCAACCCTAGGAGATACAAATGGCAGTTACATCTGCACAATACACAGTCACAACATCACCAACAAAGATCGTCAGCGCCGACATTGCTGCTGAAATGGTCTATGTTCACAGTGAAACTGCAATCGCTTATCTTGGCGGAGATAACACAGTCTCTTCGACCACTGGTTACAAGTTGGACATCAATGACAAAATTTCCCTTGCCAACCATGAAGGTGAACTGTGGGCAGTCTCTGCTGTCTCTTCAACAATCTCGGTTCTAATCATTACGCGATGAATTCAGACACAGCCACCATCATTTATTCTTATTTTTTCGTGATGGCTGGAATTCTTGCTGCAATGAGTTTCCTTGCGAAACACACCATCAAGAAGCACACTGAAGCAATCGAAGACAAATTGGCGCGGATTGAATACGCTCTTTTCAATGATGGACAGACTGGCTTGATCAATAAGGTTGATCAATTGATTGAGAATCAAAACATCATCAAGATCGATGTTGAAGTGATGAAGGCAATCACTGAATCCAAGCCATCTCGCTCAAGAAGTTCCAAATGACAACTGGCGCTGATCTCGTCAAGATTGCTCAAGGCAAGATCGGCACTGTCGAAAAGGGTGGCAAAGACGGCAAGTCTGGCAACATCGTTTCCTTCTGGGATTGGTGGAAAGNCAAGACTGGTCANAATGATCAAGGCTCCAGTTGGTGTGCTTGTTTCGTCAGTTGGTGTTTCGATCAGGTTCATGCTTCCTCACTTNTTGCAGCAAANACTCCTGNTGGATTNATCTACTGTCCAGATGGCGTGAACTATTTCAAGAAGAAGAAGCAATTGGTCGATCCAAAGACGGCTCANCCAGGAGACATAATCTTCTTCGATTGGAATGGCACTGGCTCCAGCGATCATGTTGGAATTGTGATTGAAAATCATGCTGCCAATTCTTATCTGATAACTATCGAAGGCAACACATCTCCAGAAGGTGCAATCGGCGCAAGCCAGCAAAATGGCGGTGGCGTGTATCAACGCAAGCGCTATCTCGGCAAGACGATCATCGCAGTGGCAAGACCAGCTTGGACATCGCTTTCCCCTACAAAGTAAGGAAAACAAATGAAACTAGATTCAAAGAAAATCAAAGCATTGGCGCTGACTTATGGAGCGCTCACACTTCCAGTTGCAACAGCAGTGTTCGCAATGAACGCAAGTGGATTGATCAAAGTTCTTTCATTCCTCTCTGGCTTGATTCCGGTGATTGCTCGCCAAGCAAATCCAAAGGATCCATTCACTCTCAATCTTCTTGCAGTTGCACAAACTGAAGTTGATGCAGAACTTGCCAAGCAGAAAAAATCCAAGGCATAATCTTTGAACATTCAGGGCTTGATCCTCAACCCTGAAGCCAAGCAAGCAGCATTCCTTCTCGCCGAGAAGACTTTCGAGCGCTATCGCAACAATCCTGGACATTACAGGAACACAGCGAACAGCCATCTTGTTGGTCATCTCGGCGAGTTTGCTGCATTCATCTGGCTTCGAAATAACGGCTTCGAGCCAGAGGCAGCCTTTTCCGACCCAGCAAAAGACAGAGATCCAGACATCTTCACCAATGTCGGGCGCATCGAAGTCAAGACATGGAGCGAGCGATATTGGGATCAATGGGGTCGATGTGTGTCGGTTTCGCAGTATGCTTCCATCAAGCGGAAAGCAGATTTCATCTTCTGGCTCTCAGTTGATGAAGTAGAATCCGAGACACCAAAAGTCAAATTCAGGGGATGGTGTGAAGTGAGCATCTTCGAGGGGATGTCACCGATCATGACTGGAGATCCAGGTCGCGAGGTCAGGAATTTCCAACTCGATCCATCACAGCTGAATCCAGTTGAAGAGATGGGAAAGTTACATGAAGCGCGAGGAAATACTGCAACAAGCGATTGACCTGACAATGGGAGATCGCAATGAACAAAATGGTGATCCTTTCGAGAATCATCAAAGAATTGCAAAGATTTGGTCAGTCATTCTCAATCAAGAGATTGCTCCTTATCAAGTCGCATTGTGCATGGCTGGGCTGAAACTTGCTCGCCTGGCATTCAATCCACTCGAAGATTCATTCATCGATGGTGCTGCCTATTTGGCAATTGCAGGGGAAATCGTCAACAAGGGGGAAGCAAATGAGGAATCTCGTTGTTCTTGTTCCAAGTAGGAACAGACCAAAAAACATTGAGGATCTGATCAAGTCATTTGATGAGACAGAGACTGAATCAGATTTGATTGTGATTGTTGATGATGATGAGCCACAGATGGATGCTTATCTTCAACTCGGTTGTGATGTCTTGATGGTGGAAAAGCAAGGAAAGGGAATGGCAAAGCCATTGAACTTTGCTGCTCGCCATTATGCTCACAAATACCGGCACTTCGCATTCCTTGGCGATGATCACAGACCACGAACTAAGAACTGGGATATTCACTTCATCAACACACTCGATGAATTAGGAACTGGCTTGGTTTATGGCAATGACTTGCTTCAAGGCGAGAACTTGGCAACAGCAGTCGGCATGACTGGAAACATTGTGAATGCTTTGGGTGGCATGGTTCCACCAGATATGATTCACTTATACCTCGACAACTTCTGGATGACACTCGGCAAAGACTTGAATGCTCTCCGCTATATCCCAGAAGTTGTCTTAGAACATCTGCATCCGATTGCTGGAAAAGCAGAATGGGATGAAGGTTATCGGGATGTCAACGCTGAAGAAGTTTATTCAGCAGACAAGAAGGCGCTCGATGATTACCTGGCGAGCAATGCTTATTCTCAACTCTTGGCGGCTCTCAAATGAGGCAGAGACTTCGACCTGTTTATTCCGAACAAGAACTGGCTCAAATTTATGCAACGCCTCACCAGCATTCAGAGTGGAAAGATCATCAACTTCGAGTGGCGATGACAATTGCTTTCGCTTCCTGGTTCAAAGATGTCAATTCTATCGCCGATTTATCTGCTGGCGATGCGGCAATCATCAACGCAATCCCTGCAAGGGAAAAATACATCGGAGACTTCGCTCCTGGTTATGACTTGACTGGAAGCATTGATGAAACCATTGATCTGATTCCAAAGGTTGATCTGTTCATCTGCTCGGAGACAATCGAGCATCTTGATGACCCAGAGGCAACTCTGACAAAGATCCGCGCCAAGACCAAGGCAATCATCATCACCACGCCAGATTCAGAATCCAATGACGGCAATCCGCAACACTATTGGGGTTGGGATTCACTTGGAGTCATGGGATTGCTCGAAGCAACTGGATTCAAGCCAGTCATCTTCAACACTTTGCAATTCAAAGATCCAAATCTTATTTATGACTATCAGTTCTGGGGGTGTGTGTGAAAATTCTTATCACTGGAGATGCTGGCTTCGTAGGTCGAGCATTCCGCAAGAAGTTCGAATCACAAGGTCATCAGATTGTTGGCATTGACATTGTTGATGGCATTGATGCCAGAGACTTCTTTCGAACTGACAACACTTATTTCGACAAGGTGATTCACTTGGCGGCAGTTGTCGGTGGTCGCAAGATGATCGAAGGCTCACCACTATCGCTCGCAGTTGATCTTTCAATTGATGCCGAGATGTTCGGCTGGGCAATGCGAACCGAACCAGGTTGCATCATTTACTTTTCATCCTCAGCTGCTTATCCAATTGACTTGCAAAGGAACAATGAAGTTGCAAGGAAGTTGGGGGAGACCGACATTCTTTTCTTCAGCATCAAAACTCCTGACCTGACTTATGGTTGGGCGAAGTTGACCGGTGAGATGTTGGCAAGCCACGCAAGGCGAGCAGGATTGACTGTTCACACTTATCGACCATTCTCAGGTTATGGAACCGACCAGGCTTTGGACTATCCATTCCCATCATTCATCAAGCGAGGCATGGACAAAGCAGATCCATTCCAGATCTGGGGCGATGGCACTCAAGTTCGAGATTTCATCCATATTCAAGATATTGTTGAAGGGGCGCTGGCTGGTTGCCTGGCTGACATTCAGATCGCCAATCTCTGCACTGGAATCCCGACTTCATTCAATGACTTGGCTGCCTTGGTTTCAAAAGTGGCTGGATACTCGCCAGCGATTGAGCATCTGCCTTCAGAGCCTGTGGGAGTCCATTACAGGGTCGGAGATCCAACCTTCATGGAGACCTTCTACAAGCCCCAAATCAGCCTCCTGGAAGGCATAGAACGCGCTTTTGCTGGCTCGTAGCACCAACCTCGCTAGGCGCTCGCCAGCATAAGAGAAAAGACCCCCATCGGCTACGGCTGTGGGGGTCTTTTCGCATTGTGGGCTAAGACACGCCGAAAATAGTTTCCTGAAATGGTTTTCAATTTGACTTGTCGGGTGTAGTATTTACATCAAGAGAAGGAACAAGGATCCTTCACCGAGTCGAGGAGACAAAATGCTCAAATGCCAAATCTGCACAAGCACCACAGAAATTCTTGCTCATCAAGTTCGTGGCGAATTTATTCTTGAAGTATGCCTAGATTGTGCTGATCGTTATTATCAAGATCAACTCACAAAATCTCTCATTGAAGCAGAGAAGGCGGTTGCATAATGGCAATCACACTAGAGATCATTTGCGAGGATCTTTCATTCCTTTATGTTGCAAAGATGGAATGGAAAACAAATGATTGGTCAAACCAATCCGATCGCTTTGAAAATGTAAAAGGCGAAAAAATTGACTTCAATTTTGCCAATGCCTACTGGCTCCCAGACTGGACAACGGCAATGATCTTCCGCGCTTATCTCACATCCATCAAAGCAGAGTTTCAGATTCTGCTTGACAATGCAGATGGAATTGACCCTTATGTGGTCATCTGCAATTTGGAGTTCTAATGCTCACAATTCTTGCAATCATCGGAATCACCATTGTCTTGATGCCATTGCTTCTTTGGCTAGACCGCAACTCAATCACTCACGATGAATTTCAATCAGTCGAAGATTGGCACAATTTTCGCAAAGCGTTAGGGGATGAATAATGGCTTGGAATATCTTGGCACTCATCATTTTATTTTTCACAACTGCTGGCTTCTATCTTGGAACTTATTCCGAGCGAGATGCCTGGAAGTTATCAAACAAAAGACTTCGCGCTGATCTTGAAGCTTCTTATCGGGAGAATGAAGAACTTCGCGAGCACATCCACTCCAGTTCCCTGCCAATCCGTCAGGTTCGTGGATAGTGTCAAAAGCCAAGCAAAAGGGAACTGCTGCCGAAACAGCGCTCGTTCGATTCCTTCAGGTTCAGGGTTTTCCTGGAGCAGAACGGCGAGCGCTGGGAGGCGGCGGCGCTGGAGAGGATCTGGGTGACATCACCGGAATTCCAGCACTTTGCATGGAGGTCAAGAATCATGCGACCTACAAGATCCCTGCTTGGTTGAAGGAAACTGAAATTGAACGCCAGAATGCCAGGGCAGACTTTGGCATCCTGGTTGTGAAACCCAATGGAATTGGCATGACATCAGACAAAGTTGGTCAATGGTGGGGCATCATGCCGATGCAGATGATGATGGATCTCTTGCGTGAAGCAGGATATGGGGATCCAAAGTGAGTCTGCTTGCACTACTCAACGCACCATCCTTTCCTGAAGCCAAATGTGCCGATGAGCCTGACCTGGATTTCTTCTTTCCAGTCTCTCAGGTAGAATTGGATCAGCGCCTTCCGCGCCTTCAGGAACTTTGCGGCAGTTGTATTCACAGAACTGCTTGCCTTTCATTCGCAATCGACAATCACGAAACCAACGGCTTCTGGGGAGGAATGACTCCAGAGCAGAGGAACAAACTTACAAAGAAAAAGGAGGCTGGAACCAAAAGGTTCAGGGAAATTCAGGAATACCTATCGCAAGGCTTCACCAAAGAAGAAGTCTCAAAAATGTTGAAGATTCAAGTTGCTTCAATTGACCGGACTTTGGATCGAGCCAAAAGAAAAGGATTTATCTAATGACTCAACAGCAAAGATTTTCAAACACATTGATTGCAATTCTTGCAATCTCAATTCTGCTCATGGCATTGATCTCAAATGGTCTGGTATATCGAACCCAGCCAGCCAATGTCATTCGAGTTCAAGATGCCATCGTTCTTGATGATCAAGCCAAAGTTGGATTGTTCGTCAACGAGCTGATGAATCAACGCCAGGCTTCATGCCTGTTGTGGATTTTCAACAAGGAAAGCCACATCAATCCCAAAGCCAAGAACCCCAGTTCCTCAGCCAAAGGAATCGGACAACTCTTGGAATCAACTTATCGCAACATCGGCTTGAAACATTCAGCCGATCCACTCGCTCAGGTGGTTGCATCAATCGCCTATATCTCTCGCCATTATGGATCTGACGGCGCTTGCGCTGCCAAATCATTCTGGCAGAAGCACTCTTACTACTAAGAAAAGGAAACAGGGGAAATGTCAACACAAATCAATGCACAAATGGTTGATCTCGATCCAACAGCATCAGCGTTTCTGACTGCTTACATCGAGGCAAAAGCCAAGCAAAAGGAATGGGCAGAAAAGGCAGACATCGCTCGCCAGCAAGTTGAGGCAGCGATGGGCGATTGCGAAATCGCTTTGGTCAATGGTCGCGAAGCAGTTCGCTGGACAACAGTTGAAACTCATCGCATCGACACCAAGCGAATTCGCGAGATGCTTCCAGAAGAGATGGTTGCAAAGTTGGAAACAACAACAATCACTCGCCGATTCTCAATTGTGGATGAGGACTGATGTTCACACCACTTGGAGATGATGCCAGCAATCTTGCTGATCGCATCAGATCAGTTGTCAACAATCGTTCAGCCAATGCGCCACGCTCTCAACAGCGAGCCATTGGCTTGAGCGAAGTTGGCGAAGTCTGTGTCAGGAAAACTTCTTACAAGATCCTCGATTGGGAGAAAACCAATCCAGCCACCGATCCTTGGGCATCCATAAGCGGAACGGCAATTCACTCCTGGTTGGCAGATGCGTTCCAGGAATTTCCTGACCTGTATTTGGTCGAGCATCCAGTCAAAGTCACTGAACAACTTGGTGGCACAATGGATCTCTTCGACATCGCCAACAAAACTGTTATCGATCACAAATGCGTTGGCGCAACTTCTATGCGATCACGCAAGAAGGATGGCATGACTTACCAGCAGCGAATCCAGATCAATCTCTATGGTCTCGGCATTGAGAATGAACTCGGCATCGGCTCAGTCTCCAAAGTGGCGCTGGCGTTCTATCCACTCGGCGGCAGACTCGATGGACTTCACACAATCGTTGAACCTTACAACCGCCAATTGGCACTTGATGCCATCCAGCGCCTGGAAGACACACAGGTTCTGCTCTGGCAGTTGGATCCAGAAGCCAGCCCAAAGAATTGGGATCTGATCCCCACCACGCCGACCAAATCCTGCTCTTATTGCCCCTGGTTCCTGCCTTTCAGTAAGGATGGCTCCAAGGGATGCCCAGGCGAGGAGAATGCCGCATGATGGGAATTGTTCTCTTCCTACTCCTTGCGTTTATTTCAATCAACACAATGATCGGTTGGGCGCTGATCACTTATCTTTTCATCGATGCCAAAAGGAGCCACCATGAGTCCTCGCTATGATTTCAGATGCCCAAGATGCGGCACAACCATCGAGCAGGTTCGAGGCTATGANGAAGACTCGCCAGCGCCGATGTGCGGAGATTGCTGTCAGAGCATGGANAGAGTATTTTCATCCTCCCCAGTCCACTTCAAGGGATCTGGGTTCTATTCAACCGACAAGGGGAATCAATGACATTCAGATGGGAAACCCAGTGTCATCTTTGCAAAGTTATGAAAGCGATTCAACACATCATTGGGAAAGAACCTTATTGTGATGAATGTTACGGCAAAGTCGTGAAGATCAAATGAGTGTGAAGTATTCACAAAAATTCTTGCAAGAACTAATCAAGCAAGGTGAAGAGTCGATGCTTTACCTGCAACGAGAATTGGCTTCATTCGAAGTCAGTGCAACACCCCAACCACCAACCAAAGGAGAATGAGATGACAAGTCCATTCACATCACCAGCAACATCTGGTGATTCAGTAAAGCCAGCAGATCTGCAAGGTCATCTGCTAATCATCAAGCCTGTCGAATACAAGACAGGAATCCAGACAACTCTGGGCGAGGCAGAAGCAATCGAGGTTGATCTTGTTGATCTCGACACAAACACAGCGCACACATCAGTGTTGTTTTTCAACATCGCGCTTCGCGGCGCACTCAAGCCGAACATTGGCAAATCAGTATTGGCACGAATCGGACAAGGCGTTGCCAAGCCAGGCAAGTCGGCTCCTTGGATCCTTATCGATGCAACAACTGATGCCGATGCAGTGGCAAAGGCAACTGCCTATCTTGCTGGAACACTTACGCCAGCAGCCAGCAATCCAGTTGTCAATGGAGTTGAAGTGACTCCAGAAGTTCAAGCATTGATGGACAAGTTGGGTGCAAAACCCTTCTAGTTCCACAATTATTCGCTGACTGATCAGAGGGCTATCAGCGAAGCCATTGGCAGGTTGGCAAGCGGCTCTTTCTATTTCTCACCGCTTCGGGTTCGATTCCCGACAATGGGCAACACAACCGACAACAGGGAGAACAATGACAAAAGCACCACTGAGGTTCAAAAGATCCACGCCATTCTCCAAGCAGTGCAATTTCATCATTGATGTTGGTTATGGCGAACTCGAACAATGCGATGCGGATGCAGAACATGGCATCTATTACGGCAACAACAAACTTGTGAAGATGACCAGTCTTTGCGGTTATCACACCATCTACCAGGAAAGTCTTTGGATCGGGGAAAGCGAATGATTGAAATGAATCCAATGCTCAAGGCGGCAATCGATTTTCATCTTGCGGGGTATTCGGTGATTCCAGCCAAAACCGATGGAACCAAAGCGCCAATTGGTGCATGGAAGAAGTGGTGTGATGAACAGCCATCTCTGGAACAAGTCATTGTCTGGTTCAAAGATGGTCATGAAGGAATTGGCTTGGTCACTGGGTTCAACAATCTTGAATGCCTAGAAGTTGAAGGTCGAGCAGTTGCCAGCAAACTTCATGTCACAGCCAAAGAGATTGCCGAAGCATCAGGCTTGGGTGAATTATGGCAAAAGATCAATTCAGGCTATGTGGAGCAATCTCCATCAGGTGGCATTCATTGGCTCTATCGGATTTCAGATTTCGTTGGTGAAATTCCAGGCAACACAAAAATTGCATCGCGACCAGGTGAAAATGGTGGCATTGAAGTATTGGTCGAAACTCGTGGTCATCATGGATTTATCATCACATCGCCATCTCATGGATCAACTCATCCAAGTGGAAAATCTTGGGAGATGATTGCTGGTTCACCATCTAGCATTCCGGTGATAACAATGGCAGAACGAGAAGCTCTTCATGACATATTTTATGCACTTGATGAAATGCCAGAGAAGGAAACAATCGCTCATTCCTTGACCACTAAATCAGACAATCTTGAAAAGCCAGGAGATGACTACAACGCAAAAGCCGATTGGCGCGACATTCTTGTCGGATGGAAAATTGTTTATTCCGCAGGAGGCGTGACCTACTGGAGAAGACCAGGCAAAACTGAAGGCATCTCAGCAACAACTGGTCGCAATGATGGTGACAATCTTTATGTCTTCACAACATCAACAAGTTTCGACCAACAAAAGCCATATTCAAAATTTGCGGCTTATGCTCATCTGCATCACAACGATGACTTCTCAGCTGCTGCCAGAGAATTGAGACATCAAGGCTTTGGTTCTTCTTCCTTGCCTAGCAACCTGAATCCACTCTTCCCATTGGCAACCCCATTGGCTCCATTGATGCAGATTGCGCCAATCGACAAAGCAGAGTTGGATGAATCCAGTTGGAAGCCAGTTGACCTTGCCCCATTCTTTGACGGCACTTATGTCAAACCCAAGGCAACACTTTTCCTTCGAAGTGATGACAAAGGATTGCTCTACCCAGGGCGAGTTCATTCCTTCTACGGCGAATCAGAATCTGGAAAATCTTGGCTGGCGCAAATTGTTGTGGCTCAGCAACTCAAGATGTTTCGCAAAGTCATTTACATTGATTTCGAATCAGAGGCAGCCGATCTAGTAACAAGGCTTCAATTGCTCAAAGTGACTCAGGCTGAAATCTTGCAGAATTTCATCTATATCAAACCCAGCGCCGCTAGAGATCATAGCGATCCTTACTGGCTAGAGATTATCAAACCCAAGGCTGCTGAATTGGTCATAATTGATGGCGTGACTGAAGCGCTGACAATGTGGGGCGGGGAGACTAAAGACAACGATGCGATCACTCGCTGGATGCGCCTATTCCCACGAGCCATTGCCGAAGGCTCTGGCGCTTGCGTGGTTCAAATTGACCATGTAACCAAGGACAAAGAATCTCGCGGGCGCTTTGCCATTGGCGGGCAGGCAAAACTTGCCACCATTGACGGCGCTGCCTTCCTCATTGAGCCATTAGAAGTGATGGCTCCTGGCAGAACAGGCACATTGACTGTTAGGGTCACAAAAGACCGCCTGGGGTCGATTCGCGAGATTGCCGGTATTTATCGCAAAAGCGATAGAACTCAGGAAGCGGCTGTGGTCACTATTGACTCCACTCGATCAACCCACATGGAGATCGTCATCGCACCGCCGATGATGGAAGAAGAAGCTCAGGCGCTGCGATCTGACAAACTCGATTCATCCATCGTCAATTTCATCCACAAGAATCCTGGCGCTACCAAATCCAAAGTCATCAGGGGAGTCGAAGGCGATGACAAAACCCTATTGGCTCGAATTGATGAATTGATCCAAGGACAAATTCTGGAGAATCGTGGCAATGCCAGAGGCTACTTGATCCATGTCAGCGACAACGGAAAGTCCAAATTCAACCTTGTCGAAGCCATGATTTTACAGATTGGAGAGGCTAATTGAGTCGCGTTGTGCGTTGTGAATCGTTGTTTCACAACACCACAACGCCAGCCCCATCACGCTCAGTTTCGCGTTGTGGCGTTGTGGGGNACTTTAGTACCACAACGCACAACGCAACGGATGCCGAAGGTCGCAACAAATGACCGCCTTCATCAACTCCCCACTAGTATCCAAACAATGCCGCCGATGTACTGGCTGGATATACGAATGCCATGTCAATGGCTGGGAGACAAAAGTTGAGCCAAATCCACTCAACTTTCAAGAAGAGTTGGCGATGAGGCTAGAAGGTCGCAGGATCTTCCAGACTGTTGAAATCACCAACTCGACATTGATGCCGAGAACCGCTTGGCACATTGAAAGATCCGATTCCAGGGCAAAAGTATTTGCCACTCATAGTTGCAAGACTCCGACCTACTTCGAGCCATCCCCACTTGATGAAAAACCGACCCAATCCAAAAGTGAAGGAATCCCATTCTGATGAATCAGGCAATCTGTACAATTTGCAGTCACATCACCCAGGCTTTCGGATTATGCTCAAGATGCCAAAACAAGATTCATCAGCAACTTGATGATCTCCACGAATTCTGGTGGGCGGCTCATGACGAACTCCTGCCTGGTAAGTCAGGAAATGGCGGGCGAAGCAGCGAGCGCACTATTGGGCTGAATGTGGCGGCTCTTTCATTCATTGCCGGTCACGACATCATCGGCTTTCTTCACGAATGGGAGAAGTTGATCCGAGAGGATCGAAATCTGACAAAGCCAGCATTTATCAAGAAGCCAGCGAGCATTGGCGAAGAGATTGCCGATGCCATCAAATTCGCTCAGGTCAATCTTGCTTGGTCAGGAACTCAAGACTGGATTGATGACTTCTGCAAGGAACTTCGAGAGATTCATTCTCAAGGAATGACAGCAGCTCGCAAGTTCGTTGAAAAAACTCGCAAGATTCCATGTCCAGCCGAAACAGGCGAAGGCAGTTGTGGCAATCTGCTCAAGATCAATCCAGATGATCCACTGGAAATCTTTGAATGTCGCAAATGCCAATCTCAGTGGACAACACTTCGATTGATTGCAGTTGCGATGAGTGATAAAAAATCTGTCTGGCTAGATGCTGAAGCGCTCGCCAAGTGGATGGGCATTTCAGAACGCCATGTCAGGCGATTAGGTCAGAAATACAAATTGCCAAAGCGAGGAGAATTGTATGAAGCACACGCCATGATTGAGGCTCAAGCAAAACAGGCTTGATTTGACAAATTCATGTCCACGCCTCCTGCTACACTCAGCGTGTCGGTGTGTTCTATCCACAGACAATGGTTGTCAATCTTGTGAGAGTATCCTTTCGATTATGATCATCCAGGATGAAACAGTTCAAGAAATCGATGAGGCGCTTTCGCATCTCGCCGATGGAATTCGTCATGCTGGTGATTTCAGAAAACAACATCTCATGGATCTCGTTGATCAAATGCTTGATGCAAAATTGGGGATGAATCAATGACAACTCTCGCTGCTATTCAAGGAGATGGTTGGATTGTTATTGGAGGCGATTCACAATCTTCTGATCAAGATGGATTCAAGATCAACATTCCAGG